AATGAATAACGTTTCGCTTATAGGACGATTAACCAAAGACCCGGAGCTGCGGAACACTGCGGACGGCACAGCAGTCTGCTCGTTCTCGTTAGCCGTCAGAAGAGGCTTTAAAAATGCAAACGGAGAATATGATGCGGATTTTATCAACTGCTCTGCATGGCGGAATACGGCGGAGTTTGTTTCGAAATATTTTAAAAAAGGTCAGCAGGTAGGGATTTGCGGTCAGATAAGAACAAGCAAATGGGATGATAACGGAACGACAAGATATTCCACCGATGTGGTTGCTGAAAAAGTTGATTTTGTAGGAAAAAACAGCGTAACGAATGAGGCGAATTCTTCGGCAAATAACGATATAGGCGGCTTGCCGCTTCCGCCGGCAGTTGATGATGACGATTTACCGTTTTGAGGTGATATAGATGCAGATACAGATTGACAGCCGCGAAAAGCAAAAGGCTATAAAAAAGATTATATCCGAATTTAACAATCGCGAAATTATGCACTTTACAAGCAAACTGTATATAGGCGATTATATGTCGCTGGACAATCCCCGGACCGTTGTTGACCGCAAGCAGAATCTGTCGGAACTGTACAGCAATTTATGTCATGACAGAAAACGTTTTTGCGCCGAGTTAATCAGGGCGCAGCAGGCAGGGATTAAACTTGTGATTCTTGTTGAGCATGGCGGCAAAATCAAATCTGTGCAGGACGTCAAAGAATGGAACAATCCGCGGCTTGAACAAAATCCGTACGCATGGGACGGAATGAGAATGTACACCGAGATTAAACGCTGTGAAAAGCTTTACAATGTTGAATTTCGGTTTTGCAGCAAGGCAAATACAGGTTCGGAGATAATAAAAATACTGGGTGAGAAAAATGAATGAAACAGCGGAAAAAATTAAGCAAAGCATTAACATGTATGATATTCTGACGCATTACGGATTCAAATTACACCGCCGTAATTCAATGTGCTGCCCTTTTCACAGAGAAAAGACTGCCAGCTTTAAAATCTACAGAAACGGAGAACGTTACCACTGTTTCGGTTGCGGTACTGACGGCGATGTAATCAGCTTTGTTATGAAATATTTTAATCTGTCCTACGGGCAGGCGATATCACGCTTGTCAAATGATTTCGGGATAAGTATTCCCGGGATAAAAAAGGTCTCTCTTCATGACAAATCCAAGGTACAGAGAGAACTCAGACAGAGAGAGCTGCAAAGGGAAGCGGAGCGGCAGGAGCATGACAGACTGCTCAATGCGTATAATGCGGAAGTAGATGAGCTTGTGAGATTACAGATGTATATACGGCAGTACACTCCGAAATCTCCGTCCGATACTGTAAACAAAACTTATATTGAAGCAATAAATAAATTACCGTATCAGAAATATAAGTGTGATATGGCAGAAACAGAGCTTCAGGAATATGAAGAAAGGAGCGGGCATAATGCAGCTGACAGCAGTGCCGGAATATGTCAAAGAGGACTATCTGCAAGGGTTAGAACCGTTTGAATGGCTTTACGCGTACAAGGATAATAAATTTATGCTTGCTCAGGCAGTGGAAATGATGCGGGCACAGGCGTGCGGTGTGGGTGTAAGAAATTTTATGGCGTTGTGGAAAGCGTATCTTTCCTCTGTGCAGTCGGCAAAGGTTTCTGCCGAAAGCAACACAACGGACTTTTCCGGACAGCCTATGGAACTTAACTGCGGTGATTGGATAGCCGACGATTTCGGTGTACACGGAACAGATCGTTTCGGCGGAGAGGTTGAAGCATGCAATCACCCGATAATGCCCGTGCAAAGACTTGTAAACGCTGACACGGACACAGAAAAGCTTGTTCTTGCATATAAGAAGCGAGGAGGAGTCTGGCGCACGGTTACGGTGGATAAAAAGACCCTTGCGAGCACAACAAGCATAATTGCGCTTGCGGAATACGGGATAGCGGTCAACAGTGAAAATGCGAGGAATCTGATAAAGTATCTCGCTGATATTGAGAATCTCAATCTTGAAACAATTCCCGAAATAAAAAGCATCACGCGGCTCGGATGGATTGACGGCTACGGTTTTTCACCGTACACCGATGAGCTTGTTTTTGACGGTGAAACGGCTCTCCGCGATTTCTTCGCCAGTGTGCAAAGCAAAGGTGACTTTGTGACATGGCGCAGGGCGATAAATGAGATCAGGGAAAACAATGTTATCACAAGAATGTATTTAGCCGCCTCTTTTGCGAGTGTGCTTGTAAAAGAGTTTGGTGGGCTTCCCTTCTTTGTGCATCTGTGGGGCGGAACGGAAGCAGGCAAGTCGGTTGCGCTTATGGCGGCAGCGTCTGTATGGGCAAATCCGTCAATAGGCGAATATATTCACACCTTTAACAGTACGGCAGTCGGTCACGAGGCTTCTGCGGTATTTGTGAACAATATGCCGCTTATGATTGATGAATTACAGATACAGAGCGAGCGGAAAAAGTTTGACGATTTAATATATACGCTTGCCGAGGGCGTGGGAAGAAAGCGCGGAAATGTAAACGGCGGACTGCGTAAAGTCGGAACATGGCAAAACTGTATCCTCACAACCGGAGAAATGCCTATAATAAATTTTAATTCGGGGGGCGGCGCAGTAAATCGAGTAGTCGAAATTGACTGCAAGGATGAAAAACTCGTTTCTCAGCCACTGGAGTTTCTTCCGGTAATCCGCGCAAATTACGGACATGCCGGGCAGATTTTTATTGCACAGCTCCAAACGGCAGACGGTATAGAACTTGCAAGAAAACTGCAAAAGACCTACTATGTCAATCTTACATCCGATGGTGAAATTACCGATAAGCAAGCTCTTACCGCAAGTCTTATACTTACAGCTGACGCGCTTGCAAACGAATGGATATTCGGCAGCAGGCAGGTATTGAAAACAACGGATATAAGACCGTTCTTATCTACAAAAAGAAGCGTATCCGTGAATATACGCGCGCTTGAATATATTTATGACTATGTAAATATCAATATCAACAAATTCAACAACAGCGATAATACCGGAGAAGTATGGGGAATTTTTGATGATAACTGCATTTATATCATCAAAGCACAGTTTGACAAGCTTCTGCAGGCGGAGGGTTACAGCTCGCGCGCCTTTCTCTCATGGGCTAAAAGCAATAATGTTATTGATGCGGATTATCAAAGGACGACAAAGAAAAAAATAATAAAAGGTGAAAATGTACGATGCGTGTGTATTCGTAAGGATATGGAGGGTATCAGTATGCAGCGCAAAGAGGACGATGGTCTACCGTTTTGATAAAAACTTCTCTGCTTGCGCCGTTCCCCGGTCGTTCCCCGGTTTCTACCCCGGTACAAATCCCATTATATTGGACAATTCCCCGGTTTCCCCGGTTTTTTCCGGATAATAGATATATATACGTACGCGTGTATATATAACCGTGCAATATTAATACATACACATTCACGCGTAGAGATTTCAATTTTAACCGGGGAAACCGGGGAATCGGCTGCACATGGGCGTTTTTACCGGGGAACGCACCGGGGAGCTACCGGGGAACATGATAAAAAACCGGGGTATAAATATGAGTTAAGGAGCAAGGTTATGAGAAAAGAAAAGACAAGGTAAAGAACAGTGATAAAAAATCTGATATTCCTCCCGTCAATCCATGCTTGTACTACGGCGAGGAAGTACCCGAGGGCGCGCACGTGTGCCCGAACTGTGAAAAGGATTTGACGAAGGGAGCGGAAAAAGATGATTGAATTTGTAAAAACAAACGCGTTTCCGTGCGTGATAATTGCGCTCTACATATGCGCGGCGATACATGACGGAGCGCGGCTCGAATTAGCAAGGGCTTTATACTGGCTTGCCGCGGCGGTTGTGAATGCGGCGGTATTGATGATGTGAAAGGAGTAACCGACGATGAATAAAGCAACAATATATGATTTTGCAAGAATGTGCAAAAAATATATCGGGGGTTGTAAAGGTTGTCCACTATATTCCTTTAACTATGAAATAACAGGGCGTTGCAGAGCAACTTTGCAAACCTACCCCGACAAAGCAAACGAAATCATTTTAAACTGGTGCAAAGAGCACCCTGTTGAAACACGGCAGGACAGGTTTTTGAAGATGTTTCCGAAAGCAGTAACAAATGGAAACGGGCGAATTTCTATATGTCCGAAAAATATTGATAAAACACATGAATGCGAACTGAAATCGAACGAATGTGCAAACTGTATGGAAGAATATTGGCTTACGGAGGTGGAAGAATGAAAACTGATATTTTTGGAAATGAGATATCCATCGGAGATGATGTTGTCATTACCGAACCACACTACCATAATTTTGTGAACGCTAAAGTAATCAAATTAACCCCTAAGGGTTTCAGGGTTAAATACTATCCATATAACGATAGAGAAAAGGAAACCGTTGTATTTGGGGTAATAAAAGGAAAAATGGAGAGTGATACGGAATGACAGAGGTGCAGGAATGAAAATCATTTTATTAATAGCAAAAATCATATGTGCTTTTATACCGTTAATATGGTTTACGTTGTTTACAATTTATGAAAAGAACGGCTGGTGTAAAAAATGGTTGGGGCTTTTTAGCCTTGCACTGATAGTTTTGGGAATTGCCGTTGTTTATTACGTTCGTTGATTTGATTGTGGGGTGTAAAAAAATGAGCAAGAAAAAATATATTGACTTAGATAAAGCTGTTGATAAGGAGAATATAAATGATAACTAAAAAGTATCGTAAAAAGCCTATTGTTATAGAAGCCTATCAGACGGATAAAGTCATGTATATAGAAACTTTGGAAGGGACAATAAAGGCTAATGTAGGTGATTATATAATTACAGGAGTTAATGGAGAGCAATATCCGTGTAAACCAGATATATTTAAGAAAACATACGAATCTATTGAGGAATTAAAAGGAGAAAAATAATGAATTATTTAATTTTATATAATGATGACTGTTATACTTTTATAGATGCTGAAAACGTAGAGGATTGCATTATTCAATTCGCTGATTATACAGGCTGTAGTTCGGATTTATTTTTGAAAGCTTTGAAAGGTTGTCATTTGCCAAAAGATTATGTTGATATGTATAATCAATTTAGTTGTCACAATATAGAATCTATTCTTGTGATACAACAAATACTTTATGACAAGGAGAAAGAAAATGAGCAAGAGAAAATATATTGATTATGGCAAACTACTTGAGGGAAGGTATAGATTGGGACTTGATGAAATGAGTAGAATAAGTAAAGTAAATGCTTTTAATCATTTTATAGACACAATGCCCTCTGCTGATGTAGCAGAATTGCGACATGGTAAATGGAAAATCGAAGAATATAAAAATCATCTCAATGTTGTTTGTTCAAATTGCAACAAAGAGTTTTATGTTTATAAACAAGGGCAATATCGTATTGACCGTAGCAATTATTGCCCTAACTGTGGTGCGAAAATGGAGGGAGAAAGGAAAGATGAGGAATGACCGATAAGAAATTGACTGATGAGGAAATTATAAAGCGCTTAGAACGGTGTGTAAAGCGTGCCAACCGTAATTATGACACCGATATTGTGCTTGACCTTATCGTCCGCCAAAAGGTAGAGATTGAGTGGTTGTTGCAAAAATTGCAACAGGCAAAATCCGAGAAAGAAAGTGCAGATAATGGCGGTTGCGGCGAAGATTTTGTTTATGTATCGGATATTGACATACTTGTAAAAGAAATGACGGAGGGGGAATAATATGTTTACTTTAGGAAATTGGATAGCTTTTGGAATTTTAATGGTAATGGGTGTCTTAATTACGATTATTATAGGCTCTGAAAGTTACAATGCAACAGGGTGGATTATATCGGGGCTTGTATCAATAATTGCAATAGGTGTAATTATGACGGTAACAGGGTGGTACAATACAAACACCGCCGCAGGGAAACGAGCGGTAAAGGATTATAAAACAAATATTAATAATGGCATTGAAAGAGAAATTATCATCACGGCAGAAGACGGTAGAGAAATATTCCGTTATGACGGAAAAATCGACATTGAAAGTAATCATGAAGACAATTATATAAAGTTTGATGATGAGCGCGGAAAACGATATATTATATATTATGGCATTCAAGACACGATAACAATTATAGAAAAATGACGGAGGCACATAAATGAAAAGAGAGATGCGAGAAAAGATATTTGCAAAATATCATGAACATTGTGCATATTGCGGAAAAGTAATATCTTATGATGAAATGCAGATAGACCATTTAATGCCTCAACGGCTTAAAGAAAAGTATGGCGAAGATAAAATTGAATGTTTTGAAAATTATATGCCGGCGTGTCGTAGATGTAACCATTATAAGAGAGGAAATTCCCTTGAAGCATTTCGTTCAGCAGTACAAGAAATACCCTCAAAGCTATACCGCAATAATTACATTTTTAAAGTTGCAGAAGATTTCAAGATAATTAAAGCAGATTATGATAACAAAATTAAGTTTTGGTTTGAAAATTTTGAAAGGAGCGGACGGAATGAAAAAATATGTTGACGCAGATATTGTAAATTTAAAGCTAAAACAAATATGCGATAATCGCAATACTTCTTACGGCATACAATTTGGCGGCAGAGCTAAAGATTTCGCACAGCTTACAGATGATATACCTGCTGCCGATGTTGTAGAAGATAAGAGCGGAGCATGGGAAAATATGAACGAAATTGATAGCGCCTATGTAAACACATATCGTTGTTCTGCTTGCGGCACAACATTTTGGATTGATGAAAGCCCCGAAGATGCAAACTATAATTATTGCCCTAACTGTGGTGCGAAAATGGGCAAAGGACAGGAGTGTTGACAATGAAACATAGAGGTTGCCGCGGTGAAATGATTCCGCACGGGACGTTTAGGTTAAAGAACGGAGCATTGCGATATTTATTTAAATGCGATAAATGCGGCAGGATTTACGCATATAGGGAAGAATCACGGGGCGGTAAGAGAGTATACATAAACGAAAGCGAAAGAATGCTGAAAATATGCGAAGAGTGCGGCGCTGAATTTTGGGGACACCCCGAAGCTCACACTTGTTGCATAGGCTGCGCGACAAAGCGGCGCATAAGGCTTACAGAGCAGCGAAAGACAGCCGAGAAAGAAGAAATTAAGGAACGGAAGAAAAAGCCGCAAAAAGCGTCATTGCGCGATTATTCGGCGGCAACAAAACAGTATCGGGAACAAACGGGAAGATATTTATCGTACCGTGATTTTCAGAGCGGTAATTATTAAACAATTCTAAGGAGGGGCGCAGTATGACGGAATCGGACTACAGGGCAGCAAGGGCATTTCTTTGCCGAGGTCGTGGAATACGGCGAGAGATTGAGGACATGAGGAATCGGATTGACAGGGCGTATGCAGCTCTTACCAACGCAACAGGCAGCAGTCACGGAGAGCGAATAAGCAGCTCCGGCGGCAATGCCGAGGAGTGGCGGCGCGTTGAGTATGGCGAGCTTATACATACGCTTGAAACGCTTGAAAGGCGGCTTATAAACGTTTCAAATGACATGATAACAACAATTAACCTTGTTGCCGACATGCGGCTCAGGCGGATTTTGAGCGCGTATTACGTGGATTGCATGACTCATGAAGCAATAGCGGAAGCGCTGGACATGAGCTATCGGCATGAATACAGGCTGTATAAAAAGGCTCTACGTGCATTCGCCGAGGTACATGCAAGCAGAAATCCGTAAAAAGAAAAACAGCGGAGGGTCAGTCCGCTGTTTCGAGATAGTCGGTTATTGCCATGCGGATAAATTCCGACTTTCCCATTCCGTCCTTATTCAGTTTTTCCTCCCACTTTGATACAAGCTCCTTCGGGAGGTCGGCTACAACACGTTTGTAAACCTTTTGCTTGTAGCGCTGAATGACCTTTGATGATGTGTTAGCTGCCATGTCGCCTACCTCCTTGTGACATTGATAAATGCCGCAATGCTGATACAAATTGCAATTACGCTGATGATTAAAGATAGTACTTGCATTTTATCAGTGATTGAGTTATAATAAGATTACCCCGTAAGGAGGAGGGTGTTTCCACCCTCAAGATATTATCGCTTGGACAACCGATAAGCAATGATTGCTGTTATTAACGCTAACAGCGAGCTTATCAGGTTGTTCATGCTTGTTATGAACTCAATCACTTTCCTCACCTCACTTTCTGTATTTATTATAACATATGTGTACACATATGTCAAGCCTTTTGCAAAAAAAATTTAAAAATTTTTCAAAATGTCATAGTATGTCATAATGTTCTGTGCTATAATAGTATTGTGAAAAAGCATAAGGAGAGCAGCTCGCCGATTGGCGGCGCTGCTTTTTTCGTGCTTGAAAAGAGAACCGATAAAGGAGCTTGCGCTGCAGGTTCCTTTTTTCGTGGGGATAAATACCGACTAAAGAACGCGGGGCGGGGGCGGCGCGGTAATGAGATGCAAGACAATTAATTATAAGGGCAAACGGTGGGAAAAGTTGCGGAAGTCAGTTCTTAAGCGTGACGGATATATGTGCAGGGTATGCCGACGGTACGGCAAGAGAGTTGACGCGGAGGTTGTTCATCATATCTACCCTGTTTCGGATTATCCCGAATATCGGTGGTGCAGCTGGAATCTGCTGTCGCTATGCGGCAAATGCCATGATAAACTGCACGACAGGACGAACAACGAACTGACGGCGCGCGGAAAAGCCCTGAAAGAGCGGACAATCCCCCCTCCCTTGCTTTAGTTTGATAAAGCGTTTGGGTGACGGTGGTGGGCTACTTCCCCAACTCCGGGAAACGCCGAAAAACTTTTTTCAGGTGCAAATAAGACGAAAGTCTTGGATTTTCAAGAAAGGGGCGGAATTTATGCCGGGAAGAAAACCCACAAGAAAAGACACGATAAACGCGCAGACCGTAAGGGCGATGAAAACGCTGGGAACATTCAAGCCGGAATATCTTCCGCTTGTTGATATTTATGCGGAGCTTAAAGCTGAATATATAAAAATCCATGCCGAGTATGAGGCTGACGGATACAGATATTCGGAGCCGTCATCAGGAGGAGAAAAGAAATCCCCGATAGTTGCAACGCTTGAGGGATTGCGAAAGGATATCCTTGCATATTCCGACAGGCTTATGCTTAACCCTAAAGCGTTTTCCGATAAAACCGCGGTAAAAAAGCAGAAGCTCTCCCCTCTTGCCGCTGCATTGAAAGAAGTGGAATCACGTGGCGGATAAGAAGTTCAGGCATTACGATGCCGTGATGAATTATGCAAGCGGAGTGTGTGACGGAAGTATTCCGGCAAACAAGTACAGAAAACTGGGCTGCAAGCGGTTTCTTGATGACCTTGAAAGTGAGGCTTACGACTTTAATCCACGTGACGCGGAATTTGTTATAAGCATAATTGAAAAAACGATGTGCCATGTTCAGGGTGAAAAGATAGACGGAACGCCGCTTGCCGGGACGCCGTTCATGCTTGAGCCGTTTCATATGTTCATCGTTTACAACCTCCTCGGCTTTTACATAAAGGGGACAGCCAATACCCGGTTTAAAGAAGCGTTTATATATATTCCGCGAAAGAACATAAAAACAACGTTTGCCGGTGCGCTTGCATGGGCGCTTGCACTGCTGCGCCGCCGCAGCGGAAGCAAGGTTTATATAACATCGGCGGCATTGGTACAGTCGCTTGAATCGTGGGGATTCGTGAAAAAGAACGTTGAGCGGATTGACACGGACGGAGATTTCCGCATAATCGACAATAACAACGAACATTCCATAACGGCGGATTTCGGAGACGGAAGCTTATTTATCCGTGCACTTGCCGCAAATCCCGATGCGCAGGACTCATTCAACTGCAACATCGGTATTGCCGATGAAATGCACGCCTACAAGACCCCGAAGCAGTACAATATCATCAAGGAAGCTATGAAAGCATACACAAATAAGCTGATGATTGGAATAACTACCGCGGGAGATAACATGAACAGTTTTTGCTACCGTCGGCTGCAGTATTGCAAAAAGGTTCTTGACGGCACTGTCCGCGATGAGCAGTATTTTATATTCATTGCGGAAGCTGACGCTGATGAGAACGGAAATATTGATTACACGAATCCGCGCGTTCATGCGGAAGCCAATCCGGCATACGGCGTGAGCATACGCCCGGCGGATATTCTGAACGACAGTATGCAGGCGCTGAATGACCCACAGAGCCGCAAGGATTTTTTTGCAAAATCGCTTAACGTCTACGTCAGTGCGATGGCGGCATATTTCAATCTTGATGAGTTCAGACGTTCCGACAGCAAATATAACTGGACGCTTGACGAGCTTTCAAAGCTTCCCGTTAAATGGTACGGCGGAGCAGACCTTTCAAAGCTTCACGATTTAACGGCTGCATGTCTTGTCGGGCTGTACGGAGATGTTCTGATAGTAATTCCTCATGCATGGTTTCCGGTTGTTGCGGCAGCGGCAAAAGCCGAGGAAGACAATATTCCGCTGTTCGGCTGGCAGGAAGACGGATGGCTTGATATGAGCAACGCTCCCGTTGTCAATCACGCTGAGGTAATAAACTGGTTTATTCACATGCGTGATAAAAAATTCAAGATTACGAAAGTCGGGCATGACAGGAAATTCTGCCGCGAGTATTTTATCGGCATGAAAAATGCAAAGTTTAAAATCGAGGATCAGCCGCAGTATTTTTATAAAAAATCAGAAGGCTTCAGATACATAGAGGAAAAAGCAAAAAGCGGCAAGCTTTATTATTGCCATGCAGAACCGTATGAATATTGTGTGTCGAACGTTAAGGCAATAGAAAAAACGGATGACATGATTCAATATGAGAAAGTCGAAAGCACAATGCGCATCGACGTGTTTGACGCTTCTGTTTTTGCCGTGGTGAAAATGCTTGCCGACAGAGAGGAACACGGCAGCCATAGAACAGATAACTGGTTTTAGGAGAGTGAAAAAATGTTTGGTTTCAGAAAAAGAAAACACATTCACAGCAGAGCAGACCCCGGTATCGGGTGGATGATTATGGATTCAGACGACCTTGAATATCACGGATATGTCACGCTTGACAGAAGCGAGGAAATCCGCCGCTGTGTTCACCGCGTGGCAGACATCATTTCAGACATGACCGTTATGCTGATGAAAAACAGCGACAACGGCGATGTCCGCGTTAGGAACGGACTTTCCCGAAAGCTTGACATTGAACCGAACGCAGTCATGACGCGAAAGCAGTTTATTTACTCAATCGTAACTGAGCTGATGATTTCCGGGAATGCAATTGTTTTGCCGCATATTTCATCATCCGGGAAAAACGGAACGTTCATAGGCAACCTTGAGCCTATCCCTTGCGGCAGATATTCGTTTGTGCAGCAGGACGAAAGCTACATGATACAAATTGACGGCATACTGTATAATCCCGATGAGGTTTTACACTATGTTTTAAACCCGTGCAGAAACTTTCCGTGGCGCGGCGGCGGCTATACCGACATGATTCTTTCAACGCTTAAAAACATTGCTCAGGCGAACACAACGAAAACGGGATTTTTAAAATCAAAGTGGAAGCCGTCCGTTATAATTGCCGTTGATTCCGAGGGAGAGGAAATTGCGGATAAGGAAAAACGAAAGAAGCTTCTCGACAGTTATACTTCCGATATGGAGGCAGGAAAGCCGTG